CAAAAAAGAACAAATATTTTTCGGAAATAAATAACAATAATTAAACTATATTTTTTTTAGTCTGTAAGACACCTTATTTTTTAATTAAAAAATAAAGAAAAATAACTACTTTTTTATTTAGGATAAAATGTACCTTGTTTCCAATCCCCTTTGATAATTTTACCTCCACAATTTATCTCTATATTATCTTGGTTTAACGACATGTTATCAGAGACAAATCTGTTATTTATCCAAGTTCCGTTTATTTGTGATGGAGCCGAAGGCTTGTGATTAGCGAGCGGAGGGAGCTTAGAAATTGTATTTGTTTGTTTAATTAGATTGTTTGAAATAAATGGGTTGTCCATTTTTAACTCAAACCCGCTCTGCGGGTGCGCGCTGTGCGCGCTATTGCCAAGCGAAGCTTGGTTTTCCGGCGCCCCATTAATGTTAAGGGGGCGCTCGGGTTCCTGTTTTTTTGGGAAGCGTCTTTCTTTTTCCTCTCTTAATTTAAGCATAAATTGATCTCTTTGAAACTCAAAAGAATCAACATTATTTTCAAGTTCATTGTATTGGTTTTCGAGATCTTTAAGAGTATAATTAATATAGGGGTCTATGTTGGGATCTTCAAAAACCATCTTGCCTGACACAAATCTTTTAACAACCCTATCATCCTGAAGAGCTCTAATATCCCACCTATCAATAGTAAAGTGTTTAACTTCAGGAATATAATTGGCAAGACAAACAACATGCGGGGATTTAAAAAACAAAGTTTTTCCTTTATATTTTTCAGTGGTAACCATACCATCTTTAAGTTCTTCAAGAGCTTGGTATATTTTGTGATATTCTTGTTGCCTAGTAAAGTTAAAAACAACAATAAGAATAGTATCCCCATTAGACTTAATAAATTCGTCAAGTTGTGTTGCAACATGATAAGTATTTGCCTTAGTAGAAACAAAAGCATGTTGATACATACCTAAATGTTTGGCAATAAAGGATTTTCCAGAGGAACCTTTTGGATCATAGTACCATAAGATTTTTCTATCATCAGGTTCTTGATTAAGTTCGTCCATGAGTTCTTTTTGCCAAGGTCTCCAATCTACTTTTGGTTCAATTCCATAATCAGAAGGTTTGCAGTTAAAAGCAGCAATAACACCCCCAACACTTTTTAAAGATGAACAAGTTGTAAGTAAAGCCTCAGAAGCAGTTTTGCATCCCCAAATTTTTTCTATTTCTTCTTTTGTAGAGGTAGGTTTTATAATATTTGTAACAGGTTTATTTTCTTTATAGTGATAAATGACAGTATTATTCCAATGTTCAATTGTCGTAACGGGTTTGATGTTAGGGTGGATTAATTCTTTTGTATCGGTTGTCCAATCGAAAAACCTGCATGAAGTTGTGCTGAATTTTTTACCTTTACCAGCATCTAATAAAATATGTGTGTGTGGGTAAGGATGATTTTCATCAGCACTTTCATGAACAATTGAATAAGAATCAATTTGAAGTTTTTTAATTGATTTTGCCCAAGAAAGCCAAACTGTAGGATCTATATGGGATTGGTAGGTAATATGAACCTTTCTATTTTGTAAACGAAAACTATTTTTAGATTTCTTATCCGTTTGGTCCATTTGCTTTTTTTAATTAATAAAAAATATTTTTTAAATCAATTTAACTATCTTTTTAAAAAGATAGTTAACTTAAAAAGATAGTCACTGACTAAGCGACTAACTACATTTTACATAAATGTAGTGACTAACTATATCTATAACAAACATAGTTACCCCCCCTAAAAAACTATAATAGGGTAGTGAATTTGATGTAAATGTAGTGAGTTAAGTTCCATATAGGACTGGTCTCTAATAATAAGGGCGCCGGAAAAAATATGATCGGACACGAACGGACTCACTACATTTAAATGTAGTGATTGTACTTTTTTTTATCGACGGTACACCTTATTTTTTAAAAAACGTCAAAAAAGAACAAATATTTTTCGGAAATAAATAACAATAATTAAACTATATTTTTTTTAGTCTGTA